CATACTGCGGAGACCATAAAAATCTTAAAGATGATAAAAATAAAAACAAATAAAAGTTACAGGCAAGTTAGCAAACACAGTAAATAAGCAGATTAGGACAGTTTTAGACTGTCCTTTTTTGTTGTCAGACAAGTTAAATTTAAGGAGGAAAAGACATGGAAAAGATTTTAACATTGGAAGAAACCGCAAAAATGATGTTAAGCAAAGACTACAAGGAAAGATTTAAGGCTGAATATTATCAGTTAGTTAATAGATACGAAAGTCTTAAGTCGATGTTGGAAAAATGGGATGCAGGTACTTTAGATTTCAAGCCGGCTTCTTCAAGAGCTATTTATAGTATTCAGATTGACGCAATGGAAAGATATATTGTTGTACTTGAATTAAGAGCCGGTACTGAAAAAATAGATTTGTCGAAGTAATGAAGTAATAGTCAGTTAATCGCATACTGAAAGGATGTGGTTCCATTGGTCTGGGTATAACTATTTTTTATAACGGGAATTGCGGCGATGTCTTCGGACTAAACCTAGTGGGGAGGTTGCGACCAAACCACTTTAAATAAATGTAACTATAAAAAGTTTTTAGTCAGCAAAAGGAATGAGTGTCACAGCTTATTCCTTTTTCGTCACAAGCAGGACATAAAAGGCTTAAATAATATTATATAGGAGGTAAAAAATGAAAAAGTTCTTAGAAGAATTAAAGATTGGTGAAGAACTTGCCAACAAGATTTTGGCAAAACACAACGAAGAAATTACAACCGTAAATGACGAGTTGGTGAACGTAAAAGCTGAACTGGCTAATGCAAATAAGGTTGTAAAAGACAGGGACAAACAGCTTGAAGATTTAAAAAAGACAGCTGGAGATAGCGAAGAGTTAAAGAAACAGATTGAGGACTTGCAGGCAGAAAATAAGGAAGCAACTAAGGCTCATGCAACTGAAATTAACAATTTAAAAATTAATAACGCTATTGAAAACAGCCTTTTGACTTACAATGCAAAAACTCCAAAAGCTGTCAAATCCTTACTGGATATGGACAACATTAAGATTGGCGAAGACGGAAAGGTGACAGGTATTGAAGAACAGTTAAAAGCGTTAATTGAAGCTGAAGACACAAAGTATCTGTTCAGTGACGGCAAGCCACATTTAAAAGGCACTTTGCCGGGCTTTGGGGGTAATGAAAAAGAACCCGACCTCGCAAACATGACTTATAGTCAAGAATGTGCTTATTTAGAAAAGCATCCAGAGGCAAAATTTTAAAGGAGGAATAATAAATGGCAAAATTTGAAACAAAATCGTTTAATCCGCAGGCTTTCGGTAGATATATAAATAAGATTCCACAGTTAAAGAAGAATGAACTTATTAAAAGTGGAGCTTTAAAAGGTAATGCAGAAATTAAAAACGCTTTTAGTAGTCAGACAGGTACATCTTATGCAATATTACCTATGTATGGCTTACTTGATGGCGACGTCCTTAATTATGACGGTACAGAGGATATTACAGCAACAACTACAACAACATATGAAAGAGGCGTTGTTGTTGTAGGTAGAGCAAAGGCGTGGGTAGAAGGCGACTTCGCTGTTGATATTACTGGTGGTGTCGACTTTATGGACAATGTGGCACAGCAGGTGTCAGAATACTTTGACGGTGTCGACCAGGGAACATTGCTCGCAATCCTTGAAGGGGTCTTTAGTATGACAGGTAAGGCGAATGAGGCATTTGTTAACAACCACACTTACGATATTACATCAGAAAATGATGGTATGGCAGGTCCTTCAACACTCAACAGTGCAATTCAGAAAGCTGGTGGTGACAACAAGAGTAAATTCACAATGGTTATCATGCACTCATCTGTAGCTACAAACCTTGAAAATCTTAATCTTCTTGCTTATTTAAAGCATACCGACAAGGATGGTATCCAGAGAGAACTTGGCCTTGCTACATGGAATGGCAGAACAGTTATTATTGATGACGATATGCCTGTAATTGACGTTCCTGAATCAGGCAGTGGGGTTGGTGACGGTTACACTAAATACACCACATATGTTTTAGGTGAAGGTGCTTTTGACTACGAAAACATCGGGGCTAAGGTGCCTTACGAAATGAATAGAGACCCTAAGACACGTGGTGGTCAGGACACCCTCTACACTAGACAGAGAAAGTGCTATGCTCCTTATGGTATCAGTTACACTAAGAAAAAGCAGGCAACACTTTCTCCAACCGACGAAGAGCTCAAGAATGGTCAGAACTGGGAGCTTGTAAACGATGGTAATGGCAAGACAATCAACCACAAGGCTATTCCTATTGCTAGAATTATTTCAAAGGGCTGATAATATGGTTACAAGTAAACAGGTAGCAAACAAGCTGAAATTGCTAGGCTACAATATCCCTGACGGGGAGAATGAGATTTTAGAAATCTTAATCGACGAGGTCAGGGACTATATATTAAATTATTGCAATATTAAAGAGGTGCCTGCCGAACTTAACTCTTGTTGGGTAAGTCTTGTATGTCAAAAATATTTACAAAATAAACTTGCTTTAGGCGATATGGAAGGAGTGGAGAATGGAAACATTTCTTCCATATCCGAGGGTGAAACAAGTATAAGTTATGACAATAGCAACAGTAGTATTGCCAGGATGCAGAAGATGATTGACAAGCTAGGAAAAGCAGAAAATCAGCTTATTTCTTTTAGAAAGGTGAAGTGGTAATATGGGTAATCCTTTTGACGCGATGAGAAAACAGCTTGAGAAGATGTATGACAGTAGATGTACAATAATTAATTATATAGAAAAAGTTGACGAGTATGGTACAACTACTCATACTCCTGTAACTGTAGCGAAAGAACAGCCTTGTAAATTATCTTATAGCAACTCTAACAATGCTACCCAAACAAAGACCGTTGACAATGTGGAACAGACAATAACACTTATAATCTCACCTTTAATAGACATTAAAAGTGGCAGTGATATTGCCGTTACCACTTATGACGGGGTTACAATAGACTTTGTTGCCTCTGGAATACCTAAAAAATACAGAAGCCATCAAGAAATTTCTTTAATTTCTAAGGAGATATATGGATGAGTGCAGATGTTTCGGAACTTATTGCTTTTAGGGACAAGTTAGAGGGTATACAGAGGCAAAAAGACGTTGTAGTAAGTGCCATTGCCAAAGAATTAACAGCAAGGTTGCTCCGTAAAGTAAAAAAAAGGACACCTGTAAAAACAGGAACCCTTAGACGAGGGTGGACTACTGGTAACACTTACAACGGCGATAGTTATGTCGTTGTTATGGTAAATAACAATACTTACTATGCAAGCTATGTGGAAAATGGACACAGAAAAAGGAATAAAAAAGGCTGGGTACACGGTAGGAAGATGCTTGCACTTTCGGTAGAGGAGTTGCAAAAAGATAGTCAAGCGATTATTGAAAGAAAAATCCAAAAATGGTTGGAGGGTGCAGTTAGATGATTATTAATGACATTATAAATCACGTTAGTAAAGAGCTTTCGGAGAGTTTTCCAAAGCATAAAATATACAAAGAAGCTGTAAAGCAAGGTTCAAAGATGCCTTGCTTTTTTGTTGCTTGTAATAACTTTAGTGACGAATGTTATAGAGGAAGTCGATACCGAGTAAGAGTTGATATAGGAGTTTACTATTATCCCGAAAATACAGACAATATGCAAACAGAAGTAAACAGCCTTATTCCTGGTATTTATAAAGCTTTAGAATATGTTCCCCTTGATGACAGGGTTATGAGAGGGGTGGACAGGAAAATCGAAAATATGGAAGATTGCATTTGTTTTAATGTGGCTTTTGAACACTTTTATATTAGAGAAAATCATGTTGATAATATGGAAAGATTAAACATAAAGGAGGTAAACGTAAATGGCTGAAACAGAAAATAAAACAGCTGTAAAAGAAGATACTTTCGCAAAGGAACAGCTTGTAAACAGCAAGAAGTACAGAGACAGTATTGATGCACTTAATGTTGTCTTAGATGATGAAAAGCAGTACACATTTGGTGAAGTTGATAAACTTCTTAAAAGTTTTTATGAAGGAGGTAAAAAGTAATGTTAGGTGGCGGAACATTTGTAACACAGAACAAAACATTACCTGGTGCTTATATTAATTTTGTAAGTGCAACAACTAATAATAATGGTATGTCTGAAAGAGGTACTGGTGCTATGTGTTTTGCTAGTGATTGGTTGGCACAGGGAGTGGTAACAGAGATTACAGCAGAAGATTTTTTAACAAACTCTACTAAAATATTAGCACACGACTATAGTGACGACAGCATGTTAGTTTTAAGAGAGTTTTTTAAGAACGGTAGCAAATTATATGCTTACAACCTTAATGGCGGTGGTGTTAAGGCCAATAATGTCTACTGTACAGCCCAAAACGCAGGCACTAGAGGCAATGATTTAAAGACAGTCATTGCAAAAAATGTAGATAATACAGACTTATATGACGTTAGTACATATTTAGGCACAACGCTTGTAGATAAACAGACAGTAGCAACAGCTAAGGACCTTGCAAACAATGATTTTGTTAGATTTTTACCTAGTGCAAACCTTACCGTAACAGCCGGTACAAACCTTACAGGAGGTACAAACGGTACTTTTAACGAAACACAGGTAGCACAGAACTTTATTAACGCATTAGAACCTTACAGTTTTAATGGCTTATGTGTTGTAACAGACAATAGTTCTGTAAACAGCCTTTTAGCGGCGTACACAAAGAGAATGCGTGATAGTGTAGGCAAGAAGTTTCAGGCTGTTGTGTTTGATACTGACAACAATTATGACTACGAGGGTGTTATCGTAGTGCCTAACCAGTCTGACGAGGATGACGGCGTTGTTGTAGCTTGGGTGTTGGGTGCAACTTGTAGCTGTGAAATTAACAAAAGCCTTGTAAATACAACATACAATGGCGAGCTTGAAATTGATTCTAATTATACACAGTTGGAGCTTGAAGATTTTATTAAAAACGGACTTTTCGTTTTTCATAAAGTGGGGGCTGAGATAAGAGTGCTTAAAGATATTAACAGTCTTAAAACCACAACAGATGAAAAATGCGACGTGTTTAAGAATAATCAGACAGTTAGGATATGTGACCAGATTGCTACAGATTATGCAAATATCTTTAACACAAGGTATTTAGGGAAAGTCCCTAACGATAAGTCAGGCAGAAGTGCTTTGGCAAATGATTTTACTAAGTATTGTAACGACCTTATGACTATTAGAGCTATTGAGGACTTTACAAGTGATGACATTGTTGTAGATATTGGCGACACAAAGACAAGCGTTGTTGCAACAAATACAATTAAGGTTGTAAATACCATGGAACAGTTATATATGAAGGTTGTTATTAATTAAGAGGAGGGATAAAAATGGGACAGATGAATGCTAAAGATTCTGTGAGTGCAAAACTCGCCGAATGTTTTGTGACTTTAAATGGTAATAGATACAACTTCATGCAGGCAATAAGCCTTACAGCCACAGCAAAGAAAAACAAAACAACAGTACCTATTTTAGGACGAATGTCTAAGGGAAACAAGGCTACTAGCCTTGAATACACAGGCAAATGCAAGTTCCACTTAAATAGTTCTATCTTTATAAAGATATTAGAAGATTTTAAGAATACAGGCAAGGACTTGTATTTTGATATTCAGGTCGTAAATGAAGACCCTACAAGCGATGCAGGTAGGCAGGAAATTTGGTTGCGTGATTGTAATGTAGACGGCTTAACTCTTGCTAGTTTTGACGCAGATGGCGATTACCTTACTGATGAAATGGACTTTACGTTTGAAGATTGGAGTTTAGGTGAATTGTTTAAGAATTTAGATGGTATGTTATAGGAGGAAAAAATAATATGGATATGGATTTAAGAGTATTTTTTAAGCAGGACAGAGAAGAAAAGACAACAGAATATCCGGCGAGTAGCCTTTTTAAGGACGAAAAGGGTAACATTATTAAATGGAAAGTAAGAAAGCCTTCCGTTGAAGAACTTGAAGAAATTAGAAGTAATAGCTTTACTATGAAGCTTGCAGGTGGGGATAGACCACAGCCAGTTTTTGATAATAAGAAGTACCAGCACAAGTTGGTTGTTGCAGCTGTCGCAGAACCAAACTTACATAACGCAGAGCTTCTTAAGAGCTATGGCAAAAGCAGAGCCGAGGACCTTGTCCCAGAGATGTTCGATTCACTCGGTGAATATGACAAGTTCTTAAACTTTATTATTTCATTTGCTGACATAAAGCCTGTTAGTGACGACATTGAAGATGCAAAAAACTAATTAAGGAGGGGGATTACCTCTCGTGTGTAGCTTTTTATTGCTTCACGCAATATGGGTGGGAACCCTCTAAGGTTTTAAAAATGTCGCAGAAAGAAGTCGCCTTTATTTATGCCTGTATGCAGGAATACGAAGAAGACAAGAATAATTCTTACCGTAAACTGGAAAAGATTAAGTAAGGGGGTGGGAATATGGCACAAGTATCTGCGAGTATATACTTAAATGACTTGATGTCTGGTCCTATGATGGGCATTATCAATACGATGGATATAATGATTAATGCTATGGACAGCGTAAGGATTAATTCGCAAAGAATGTTTAGTACCTCTACAATATACCAAATGCACAACTCCCTCGATATGGCAAGGGCACAAGTAGACCAAATTACTAACGGGATGAATGCCGAAAGAAACGCCCAAAATCAAGTAAATAATGCAATAAGAGGACAGAATAACGCATTAAGTGGGGTTATCGGACAAATAAAAGCAATGGCTGGGGCTTATTTAAGTGTTAAAGGCATAATTATGGGCACAAAAGCAGCAATTAATTTTTCCGACGAACTTACTAACAATACAAGCCGTCTAAACCTTATGAATGACGGCTTACAAACAACGCAACAGTTCCAAGATGATATTTTTGCAGCTGCACAAGAAGCAAGAACCGATTACCTTGGATTGCAAAATGCTGTTGCCCAGTTAGGTATTAGAGCCGGTGGCGTGTTCGACAATAATCAGGAAACGTTACAGTTTGCTAAGAATTTAAGTAAGGAATTTGCTATCGCCGGTGCCTCACAGCAAGAACAGGCAAGTGCAACGTTACAGCTCACACAGGCTTTAGGTTCTGGTGTATTGCGAGGCGAAGAATTTAACGCTGTATTTGAATCTGCATCACCTGTAATGCAGGAGATAGCAGATTACCTAGAAGTTCCTATCGGACAGTTGAAAGACATGGCAAGTGAAGGTGAAATAACGGCAGACATTGTTAAGAACGCCTTGCTGGGAGCTACGGATAGTATAGACAAGAAGTTTAATGCTATGAATTTAACTTTTGGGCAAAGAATGACCCAGTTGGCAAACTCGTGCCAAAAGGCATTTGAACCTGTGGGGAAACAAATAAATGGTTTAGTGAATTCTCCGGAATTTGCAGCCTTTACGCAAAACGTTGTTGAAGGCTTTCAGCTTGTTGCTGATGCTGCCAGCAATGCTGTAGGATTTGTTGGTAATCTTATGAATGTTCTAAACGGGACTTTTGATACTATACAGAAAATAGGAAACTTTTTTTCAAGTAACTGGAGTATTATATCTCCTATTATCTGGGGAATTATAACCGCCCTGATAGTGTTTAATGCAACAATGGGAATAGCTTGGCTTACAACACTAAAGAATCTTATTACAACAGCCGCAAAGGTGGTAGTAGATTGGTTGGAAACTGCTGCAATATTTGCTATGATATTAGCTCAAGAAGGACTTAATGCTGCCCTTGCAGCTTGTCCTATAACTTGGATAATAATACTTATTATAGCATTAATCGCTATAATATTTGCTGTATGTGCAGCGATAGCCAAATTTACAGGAGTTGCACAATCAGCTTTTGGAGTTATTTGTGGAACTGTTGCTATGGCTGGAGCATTTATTTACAACACAATGCTTGGGGCAATTAACGGTATTGTGCAGCTTATTTGGACTGCTTTTGTTACTCCATTCTTAGGGATAATTGAGTGGGTTTTGAATGTGTGCAATGGTGGATTTGATAGCTTCGGAGATGCTGTCGCAAACTTAATAGGACAGATTATATCTTGGTTCTTAGATTTAGGTAAGGTCGTTACAAAAATAATAGACGCAATCTTTAACACAGATTGGACTGCAGGATTAAATTCTTTACAGGACAATGTAATAGAGTGGGGAAAGAACGAAAAGGCTATAACAATAAGCAGAGACGCCCCCGAACTAACATCCTTGCATAGGATTGAGTATGGAAAAGCTTTTGATGCTGGAGCCAAATGGGGAGATAATATCAGTAATTCTATTGGCAACTTTATGGACGGATTGTTTGACGGTGATAAGTATTTAAAGGATTTACAGGGACAAACAAACGGAAACACAAGTTCTTCATATGACGGCAGTGACGCCAAGGATAGTGCAAAGAAAACAGCAAAGAATACAAAGAAGATAGCTGACAATACAGCAAAAACAACTGATTTGCTTTCCCTTGTTAAAGACAATTTAGAGAAAGAAATTGTTGCAAGGTATACAAGTGGTAATAATATCATAAATGATTTTAGTGGTATGACAAACAACTATAATAATCGAAACGAATCTCAAGATTTTATTCAAGAGTTGTCGGATTATTTACGTAGACAGCAGGAAAAAAGCACAGAAGGTGTATAATTTTGTTGACAATACTCTTTTTTTGAAGTAATATGAAATAAAAAAGAAAAGGGGAATGTATTGTGGAAACAACACAGATTGTTACCGAAATAGTTCAATCAACTGATTCCAGCTTGGCGTGTTTTTTGATTTCTTTGTTTTTATTATTTTTTCTTATTTTAATTATTACTATTGTAACAATAAAAACAAATCGTTTACTAAAAGAAAACAAGGAAAAGGGCATAATATGTAGAGGAATATTTAAGCACATTGATGGCTTAGACATTCCTAAAAATATGGACTGTGAAATATTGTTATATACTGACCGTTGTGAGTTTAGAATGGGTTCTATGGTTTTTAACTTGCCTATGAGCAAAATGG